ATGCCACTATGCAAATACGAAATGAAGGAGATAAATACTACCGCATTCACAGTAAAGAACTGGATACTGACATACTCGTAACTGGGTCGCACTACATAAGAGATTCTAATAAATACGTAAGAGTCGAAAAATTCAAAGAGTCTAGAGCTACAGATACAGTTGATGATGTAGTCAGTTGTGTAATCACAAACGACCATAGAATACCAGTAGGTGAACACATGTTTTGGGATTGGGAAGACCAGAAGGTCAATTTATAATATTGACCTAATACATAATGAGCGCACCAATACCATTACCAAATCAAGGTGGTGGTGATAACACAATGTTAATAGCGGCGCTTATAGCGTGCTGCTGTTCTTCATCCATAGGTGGTGCAGTATTCGCAATGAGAAAGCGCCTCTTTGGTAAAAAGAAGAAGCGTGGACGTGGACGTGGACGCCCCAGACGGCCCAGACGGCCCAGACGGCCTAGGGGTCGCCGCCCAAGAGGAAGAGGAAGAGGACGTGGACGTATGGCGAGGTTAAGGGCTCGAATGAAAAGGAAGCTCCGCTTCCGTCGCCGTAGATTCCGCCCCCGCCGTTTTGGGAAAATGGGGCGTTTCGGGCGTAAGTTCAGGCGTAGGTTCAGACGCCGCGGATTTAGGTGTTTCGCCCCCGAAACCGCCATTCAACTTAAGAATGGTACCACCCGCCAAATGAAGAATCTTGAACTTGGTGATGTTCTCATAAATGGAAGCATAGTTGAGGCCACCATGAACATTAGGAATCACAATGATCCTTACTACAAGATTGGGGACATTCACGTAACTGGTTCTCACTACGTGAAGGATGGTAATGTATACAAACAGGTTCGCAACTTCTCCAAGGCTGAACCCACTGATAAGGTGGCCAAGGTTGTGTGCTGCTTAGTCACAAATGATCACAAGATTCCTGTGGGTGACTTTGTATTTTGGGATTGGGAGGATAACCTCGTACCAAACCATATCCAACAGCCTTCCAAGGTCACGACTCTCAGAAACCGCACCAGGAACACCAGTGTAGTCGGTGATAAATAAATTGTTGTCATAAAGTAAGATGGATATAGTGTCTAAAGCTTTGGCTTTACCTATACCACTACCTAAGGAGTATGTCCAGTCACTACCTAGGATACCCAAGGACAAAAAGTTTCCTAAACGCGTGTGTAGGGATGTAAAGGTGAGTGAAGATGCATCTAACGCAGAAAAGGCCAGGCTCAATACAGATGAAACCTTCACACGAATGTGTGGGGATGACATAACTAACGCCGAAAATGAAGAGGCAATAGGAGAAATGATTCCATTGATCATTCTCCTAGTACTGTGTTGTTTATGTTGTGTATCTATGATCTCAGTTAGTTTCGGTGGATACAGGTGGTGGAAATCAAGATCATCTAAATATAGATCACAAACCAAAATATCTCGTCGTCGCCCTCGTGCTAAAAACGTCTAATTTTAAAAATTCTTTTAAAACTCGTATAGAATATGCGTTTTAAAAATGATTATTTAGACTTATCCGGATACTCCGAAGCTTTTTTTGGTGTTTTACATATCGTATCACCACAGTGATCTCTGTTCTGGTACACGGAGTTTATAGAAGCCGCCATTTCATTACATGTCTTTAGAGACCATCGACCTAACTTGGGTTTTTCCACTTTCGTGATAAGATCATAGATTCTTCGTAGTAACATTATCTAGAATGAGAGGCTTGCGTTTAAGTACGCTTATTTGCTAGCCGCGCCGATCGGCGCAAAGGTGGCGGCCTAGTAAGTTCCTCAAATTTAACAACATACTTCGCAAATTTGTGATCACTTTTAACGCCTTGTTTTGCCTTATTATAACATGTCTGAATGAATTTCTTATCACCTTGTCCCTGTGTGAAAAGATTGTAATATCTGAGTATAACCTCAAACATGGCGATTGCCATAGTTCTATTAAGTTCCGTATCAGGGTTATTTTCTACACTGTCCAACATCATTTTCAGTGTAGTAAGTAGTTCGGCACGTGTATATTTGCGCATATACATATAGATATACGTATATCTCTAATCATTTTTAAACAGCATTGGTACTGTGCATTTTAAAAATGAAGTTTTATTTAATTATTTACTAAAATACTTCGTATGAGTATTTAGTTGGAGAAAGCGAGGCCACCCATACCCGACTGGATACGAAGGACGTTGTAGTTAGTGGCGAACATGTGCATGGTGGTGGCATCCTGGGCGGTGTTCATAGTGACAGCAACCTGCGCGTTATCAATGCGCGAGAAGTTGCAAGTGCCGGTAGGCTGGTGCTCCTCGGGCTTGAGCGCGAAGGAGTACGCGTAGACACCGGCGTAGGGGGAGCCAGTGTGGTGCTGGAAGGGCTGCACCTGGTTGAAGTACTTGCCCTTCTGCTCCTTGAAACGGTCCTGGCCGTTAAGCACAAGCTTGAAGGTGTTGAGGGGACCAACGGAATCCTCAGTGAAGAGGGAGGTACCGCCGAGCTCACCGAGACCAAGCATGGGGGAACCATAAGTGGAGAGGGAGACGAGGGCGTTGGAGGTAGCCGCGGCGGGGGCGGTGTGAAGCTTGACATCCGCGTCGTTGGACTCGGTGGTGAAGTTGAACATGGAGTTCTGGGTGAGGGTGTTGGAGAAGCACCACACAAGTTCCTTGACTGGGTGATTGTACGAGAGGCGGACCTGCTTGGTGGAACCGGAGTCAACGGTATCAGCGCCAGTGTGCTGGCACTGCTCGATGAGGTACTCGTGACCCTTCTGGGCGAATCGGCGACGCTCCTCGGTGTCAAGGTAGATGTAGTTAGCCCAGACCTTGAAGGTGGAGGTGTCGAGCCACTCATCGAAGTGCGCCGATAAATCGAAATCCAGCCTGACCTCATGATACTGCAATGCAATGAGCGGCAGGTAGAGTCCAGGATTCCTGTTGAAAAAGAAGTATAGGGGCAAATAGACAGTCTTGCCGGAGATACCGGAGGTCATCTTACCGTAGGTAGCCTTCTTCGAGTCATCGAGGTAAAGCTCGGTGTACAGACGCCACCACTTCTGGTACTGCTTGTCAATTCTTTGACCGCCAATCGATAATTCGACGTTGTTGATCGCACGCTCGGCGACCCAGCAGGCACCAGCCTCGTCAATACCGGAGGCCTTGACCTTGAGTTCGACGTACATGTCGCCGACGAGATCACCGTTACGGGCGACGGTGACGGACACGCGGCCGGAGTCAGCGGCAGTACCGTTGACGGTCTGCTCGATGTTCTCCATCGCGAAGTTAGTGTGGCGCTTGTATTTCGCCTGGAAGAAAGTTACTTCGGGGTTGCCAGTCAGATAGACATCCTGGGCTCCGTAGGCGACCAATTGCATAAGACCGCCAGCCATTTTGAGAGTTGTTGTACTATAAGCAGAGAAAATAATTTTGGGTAAATGCGAAATTTCGCGATCCAGAATTTCTCAGTCTACTACAAATGTCCACACAGCCTGATGAAATTGAAGATGGTGAAATTCTGGATACCGAATCTGAGATTGAAATGGAGACTGACAGTATCATAGATCCTGGTGAGGATGAGGAAATTGATTTACCCGAGCTTCTCGGATCTCTGTTCGCGACCGATGAAGGTGACACTGTTTGCAGTGCTCTCGTCGGGATTTCTAGCCAGATCCAAGTCCAAAATAAAATTTTGGTGAAAATTTTAGCTCAACTTCAATCTCTGAAAACTAATTAAAAGAAAAACCTGTATTATCATTAATATGGAAAATACCCACTTCATCGATAAGGAACCCAATAAGTATGAAGCTTTGGCAGAGCTTCATAATCAGCAAATTCGGTCGATGAATGAGGATCAGGGTACACGCCTCTTGTCAAATTTAGAGAATGCGTGGGGACTCCATGAAAAGGACTTTCTTAGTCACCAGATGTTGGGATACAACCAGTACATCTCAATTAATTGCTTCAATGAATATGGAGCTGTATCAATCAATGATATAGATTTGGTAGCTATTAAGACTATCAGAAAAAAGAACCTTGACTTCGCTATTGAGTTAAGGAATCATATGAACAAGTTGAAGAGGGAGAAGATGAAAAATGGTGATACAAAGGATGACGATAGTCTATCTGATGATTTGGGTCTTAGTCTAGATAAGCGTATTGCTAATGTTGTTCTACACATTGAGGATGGATATGAAAATATCCGACGTCACTACATGTCATACGAAAGGGTCAGTACTCCAACTGTTCAACCCCAGTTTCCAAAGTTTTCAGATCCTTCTGCGATGGATGATGAGGAGATTGAAAATGTTTCACCGTATCAGAAATGTCTTCTGTATACTTTAGAAGAGACGTATAAATGTGGATACCGTAGATACAAGGGGCACTGCTGTGAAGAAATTAAGACTATTGAAGGGTA